CCTCGTCTTGTTGAGAATGAAGGGACTGCGACTGCTACTGCTACTGCAGCATCTGTAGAGTCAATCTCAAAGACTCGTTATGACCATACATTGCGACGAATCCCTTTGCAAGAAGTGTTTATACGAAACTATCGGCAAATGATTCGTGTCTCCATAGGTACCTTGAGAGATACACCTCGGCTTGATACATCTACATTGGAAGGAATCCAACAGTTACGAAATTTTCAGGGACTTCGTAAGAGTATACGGGAATTACATCAACGACTTACAACTACCACACGTGAGTTAGAAGCAAATCAAGCACTTGTAGCCAGGTATGAGGCAAGTGCTCCGACAGTAGCAAGAACTACTATTCGAAAAACAAAACGATCACGAAGACAAAAAACAGTTCGAGCAAGAAGATAAAATCTCCATACTTCCTAGATGGCCTCTTTCTTCCAAAAAGCATGGAGATCTATGAGTAGAAAAGCGGCACTCTTGGATCAAAACCCTCTCCTATCCGCCACTACGATCCCAGAAGCAAATTGGAATCGTCGATGGATGAAACGGACTCAGAATGCTGCAAGTGATTCCTCTCCGTTGGTAAATACTGCAGTAGAATTGGTTCAAGAGTTCTACCGAAATATTCAACGCCCTGACTTTGACTACCTTCCGGTTCTTGTGGAAACACTTCGCATTATTCGGCGAATTGATACGGAAACACCCCATAAACAAATGGCAATGGAACTTACAAATTATCTTAAAAAACTTGTTAGACGATACCGAGGATTGTCTGATAGAGAGGCCCGTGAATTGGAAGAACAACTGACGGCCCGCATAGATGAATCGAATGTGATGAACAGCGTTGCTGAATCGAGTCATAGAGCCAATGCGTTGAGTCGTGCGGTAGCCCGCATGACGGTCCCCGCCCCTGCAGAAGCATCCAATGCAAATCTGGAAGAATTTATGAGGATGCATGGAGCAGAAGCAGAAGAAGGAGAAGGAGCAGATGCAGAAATATCGAATGCAAATCTGGAAGAGTTTATGAGGGTCCATGGGAGTGAGGAATCAGGGGAATTGACCAACGCAAATTTAGCGGCCCATGGATTCACACGAGCCAATCTAAATCACGTAGCTTCATCGGAACCTGCCAAGAAACGAACTCGTCGCAGACAAAGAAAGAGCAGAAAAAGCAGAAAAAGCAGAAAATCAAATAAAAATAAAAGGGTCTAGTAGAATGTCCCTGTTTCGTTCCCTTTTTAAAGATCCGATGCTATTGAAAAATCCATTAGCACCGGAACCGACAGGCATTAATGAAGCCGTGTGGAATCGTCGTTGGACGAAGCGAAAGTCAAATTACAATAAGAATCCAGCGGCCGAATCACCTGAAGTACAGGAAGCCTTTCGGTTAGTCGAACAGCTTGTTCGGAATCAATCAGTCCCAGGATTTGATGTTCATGATGCTGTTTGTGAGACATCTGCCGCTATTTCCCGGATTGGAACTGGAAAACATGCGTATTTGGCCGACGAATTATTGAATTTTGTCAAGAAGATCGCTCAGAGAACCCTCGTCACGTCTCCCAGGGAAGCAAGGGCCATTAATGAATACATTGATGGGTGCGTCATGGTGGATCGTGCGGAACGTGCCCTAGCCCCGATGGAAGCAAAGGCTACAGCCAATATGGTTGTACTGGATAAAGAGTTTACTAGGCAGTCTAATAAACTTGCAAAGAGTGAGGCTGCGATTAATAAGGCCTTTGCTTCTATGTTTCCGAACAATGACAAGGCATATTATAGGGGAGGCAGTACTGGGAAAAGAAGACGAACTATTCGGAATCGTAAAATCAGAACGTAAGGGGGTCCCATCCCCTCAGACCCCCTCTCAAAGAACTAAGTAGAGGCGTTCCCCTAAAGCCAAAATCATTAGGAGAAGCAGGATGGCTGCTACTCCAGCAACAAGTTTAACCCTTATCAGTTCCGGTCTTGCCGATGCAAGACTCCAACCGACCCGTGGAAACCCTGATATAGCCCAGTTTGTCAAGGTGCTCCGGAAAACAACCCGGTGGGCCGCCCAATGGAATCGTGTCAACTTTGACGGCGACCCCCAATTCGGCCAGCGTGTGAGTTTGACCGTTCCCCGTATTGCCGAACTTGTAACCGGACTTCAAATCGTGGTGACAATGCCCGATATCTATGCCGTCCAACTTCGTGCGATTCAAGCAGCCGGCGGAACCAACCTTACAAACCCAGGCACCTTCCTCGGCCCCGTCTACGGCTGGACCAACAGTCTGGGACATGCCCTGATTCAACAGATTGAACTAGAAATTGGAGGTGCCATCGTGGAAAGCCTCGATAGTCGGCAACTGGAGATGCAGGATGAATTGTATGAAACCTTAGAGTCCGCCATTGCCAAGAATGCAATGATCAAACGTGCTCCGAACGGCTTCACCGCCACGACCTGGTTGTCTCCGATTCCTACTACCGTTCAAGTGCCGATTCCGTTTTGGTTTTCACGCCCAGGGGTCAGCAGTCACGCTCTTCCGTTAGATGCTCTTAATGCCGAAATCGTGCGGATTCACGTAACCTTTCGGGCATTGAACAGCCTATTTTATACAGCAGCCAGGGTGGACTCCAGGACCGTGGGATACAATGGCAATGGAGACACAACGGGCATGTACAATCTCCTGGGAGGTCGCTTTTGGAAATCCAATCCGGCGGCGGCAGGTCGTGTCTATTCTATGAATCCTAGCACTCCCGTGACCGGTATCAGTGGCGAACTCATCGACGGCGTTCGGATGCCTCTGCGATTTGACCCCATCGCCGCCTACGCTATGATCGAGTACGTGTCGTTGGAAGAGTACGAAGCCCTCGCCTTTCGCACCGCCGAGCTAACCTATCCCGTGGAACAGCATCTGGCGATTCCAATTCAAGAAACACTAGGATCCACCGAGGTCCGATTCGCCATTCCGTATAGCAATCCTACCAAGGAACTCATGTGGGTGTTTCAGAGACCAGAGGTAGCCCAGTACAATGCGTGGTTCTTGTTTACAAGAGATTTGTGCGGTCCGGCTCCCCCTCCCTTTGTACCGGGGCCTCCCCAGAATCCCTGTACCATTCCGTGGTGGCCCAATGCGTCGCTGATTCCGACAGAAGCCAATTTATATCAAGTGGTCCCAGCCTTTCAAACTTCCTATTCGGAGCCCCTGGCAGCGGCGACGCTCCTTTACAATTCCTATGAACGGTTCAGCCAGGAAGGAGGCTCCTTCTTCCGGACCGTTCAACCGGCACGGTTTTACGTGAAATCGGCCATTCATGATCGATACGTGTATGCATACAATTTTGGCCAAAAGGCGGAGCGATTGATGTACGGTCCCTCCGGTGCAGCCAATTGGGACAAGATCCCTCGAAAGGAGTTGTTTATGACGCTAAACCGAGGCCCCCTGGGGTCCTCTCCTCCAAACCTAAATCTGTACGTGTATGTGACGATTTGGAACATGTTTAAGGTCTACGGAGGACGAGGCGGGATGCTGTTCTCGAACTAGTCTGCGGTTTCTCCGGACTTTTGCCGGGAGACCTTTTTTTGGTTTTTGTGGCTCCACGAAAAAAAAATCTCAACAGGAGGTATAAATGTCCTCTGTCAGCCGTGGATACTCTCAGCCTATTACACAGTCTATTGCCGTCGTGACAGCTGATGCGTGGTTACACGATCTTGAAGATATTGTTACAAGTTTTGAACCTGGTTCTTATGTAAAGACGGGAAGTATTTACCTTGTGGATACCCGTGCCAATCTGGATAGCTTTATCAACAGCGTGAAAGGTGGCAACGGAGATGGTGTACACCAGAGAATTGACGCCAGGACGTCCCTTAAGGATATGGGCAAAGATCTGATTGTGGGTCTTCAGGGAGGAGAAAGCAAAATCCTCACCTTCCGTTTGATTCAGGTTCAAAATAGCAATGGGGGGGCCGACAGTGGTGCCGATGGCATCGTTGGATATGTCATCGCCGAGAACAAGTTGTTTGCGGACGATGGCCTCGGCGTCCGCATTGCTCGCATATAAATATTTACACTTGACAGTGCCTAAAATTTTCTCTTCCTACGACAGAACGATGTCATCGATCAGTCGTAATTTCAGCCAACGCCTCACCAACAAATTAATCGCTACGGCCATGCCCTATTTATTTACGGAAGCCGATATGGCCAATGCGGCAATTGCTGGGAATGCTCAAGTTCTTGGCTCCATCGTCCTTGTCCCGACCCTTTCCGATCTGTCTGGCTATATGACCTCTCTCCCCGGTATCTGTA